CATTATTATTAACATCCCAATAACCCTCTAAATTCGAACCTCTAAAAGGTATTTTACCACTTGTATAGTTATAAGCATTATTGTTAGGTGTTCTTCTTTGTTTGAATTGTCTATAGTCTTTAAATGTAGATTTGTCTATGTTTTCATAATCACCATCAGGTCTGTAATTCGCAGTATAAACTTCATAATAAAATCTAGCTTCATCTGTAGGTCTACCAATGAAGGGCATCATTGTTTTTATTAAATCTAACATCTTAGATTGAGTACTATGTTCCTTCTTGTGAGTGTTAAGATACTTAAATAAACGTATTTCTTTTTCTGAAAGTGGATTCGTTTCACTTTCATATATTTCCTTCAAAATTCTTTTAATAAATAATTTCATATCTATAAATATATCGATTTAGTAAGTTCTAACATGATTCACATATAAACCATATTTTTTTTTGAACCACTCTTTCATTAAGTCACCCCAATTGTCTTGAAATATTGTTATTATAGTTTTTACATAATATTCAGAACATCTTAATACAGGAACTTCATATTTTGTGGCGGAATCACCAGGTGTGTTTTGATACTGGAAAATCCAATTATCATCATCATAATCTTCATCAATATTTTTATAGAAATTTGTCACATTATCATCAACATATCGTGATTTTAAAGAATCCCAATAATCATAACTTCTATCAGTGTACTCAAGATTTTCAAATTCCTTCATCATAGAATCAAAAATACTCTGTAATTGCTCCTTTTTTATTTGATAATTCATATACATAAATATCTTAAAAATAAAAAACCCCACATTTCTGTGGGGTCTTGGATTCACGGGTTAAAGGACACGTAATTATTTTAAATTTCTTAACTTGTATAATGTAGAATAAATCAATTCTTCGATTCCATCTATTTGGTTTTGAAGATAACTTTCTTTAATAGATTTTCTATTAGTTGTTACCATATCAACTAATTCTTTGAAGTATGATATTAATTGTTCAACGTTCTTATAATCATCAAAAGGATATGATTTATAACCTTTAACGATATCGTATTTACCTTGATAACTTTCAATTAATGAGTCTAATTTATCGCCAATCTCATCATAATAACCACCTAATGCCATATGTTCAGCGAATGATGATTGTGATTTGGTTTGTAAATGAAACATATGTACTTGAGTTTCAGAATGAAATAACTTAGATACCATTTCTTTTAAACCAAACCCCTCTGATTTTTGTTCTACAATTAAACCTCTTCGTTTAACTTCTTCAAATAATTCTTTTTTAAATTTATTTTCCATGTTTGAGTTTTATCATAAATATCATAAATTTCAAATAAATCACGGAACTATTTTGAATTGGTCAGTTATAGTATATATTGTTCTTATTTTTCTACCTAAATCACCATCATTTGGTGTTTCCTGAATCAATTTTACGATTGATTCTAATATTTCTAATTCTTTACTTTTCTTAATAGTATTTTCCATATTCTTTTTTTTTAAGAATAATAAAAAATAACGATAAAGTAAAATTATTTACCGATAACTAAGTCTCCATAATTAAGTGAACCCATACCAGTTTTTTCATTACCATCAGTAAGTTGGTTATACATATATGTTTTTGCAACACCAACTATACTTTGTTCTGCTTGAGCAATCTTTGTCTCCATCCAATCTTCAAGTTGTTCTCCTTCTTCCATTTTTTCCCACATGTTATAAGCCAAAACCGCAATAGTATACAATTGTTGTTTTGACATATATGAACCTTCCTGATGGTTCTCATTTATTTTCTTAACTAAAGTATCAAGTTGTTTTTCAGATATGACGATATTTTTCATGGTGTGTTTTATTATAAATATTACTCTCTACCATATTTTCCCCACTTTATTATGTTCCAAATCCTTTCATATCCAAAGAACATAATAAAACCTGTTATATTCATGAAAATTGCTTTGTGCAGATTATTGGAATGAGTGAATAAAATCAAAATAAAATAGCTATTTATTGTTGCCAATAGTCTCCAAAATATTGATTTTATAAGCGTTCTCTTCTTTGTTTTTTTATACATAACCAAAATATAGTACAAAATAAAAAAAGGGAAACTCTCGTTTCCCTTGGGACCGACTTACGTCAGTTGCTCCACCACCTTGTTATTTGACACAAGGAAACTAGTTATTTCATATTAACCATCACACCATTCGAGTTCCCAAGAACTGTTGATGGTAGACTTCCATCCCACTTTTGAATTTTCAAATATTCAACATATAGAGGTGTCAATTGTTGTTGCTTTATTTTGAACGCTTCCGCTTCAGCCTTTGCCCCGATAACTAATTGAGCACTATCACCTTTAGCAACTGCTATTTTTCTATCCGCTTCAGCTTCAGCAACTTTCTTTTGGTTTTCCGCAACCTGTACTTCTTGTATTGCTTGTGTCTTATCTATTATTGATTTTTGTAATTCTTCAGGAGGTGTTATGTTTGTCCTTAATTGAGAAATAACAAACCATTTAGACACACGTTTATTACATTCTTGAATTATTGCCGCTTCAAATTGTTCTCTATTATTGAAAATCGAATCAACATTCCATTTATTTGCCACGTCATTCACTGAACCAACAATTGCTGTCATTAACCATCCTTGTTCAACTTCCTTAATTGGTAGTCGTAAATTTACAAACATATCACCAACAGCATTTGGAACTAATGAGTAGTTAAATGATGGTTTAATTGTTGCGTTAAACCCACCTTTTGTAATAACCGATTGAGCCCCATAATCAATATGTTGTTGATATGTTGGGAATTCGAACAGATTTTCTGTCCAAGTATTATATACAACCCAACCTGTTTTGTATGTATAATCAGAAACACCACGTTCATTACCAACCAAATTAACCTTGATACCAATATGTCCAGCGTCAACACGTTCAAGTTTATAAGGTTGAATAATTGATACTAAAATTGATAATAATAATATACTAATCGGTGTAATCAGCCATTTTGGGTTAAAATCCTCTTCAGTACCTGAACGAGTTTGTGTTACTTTAATCATGTCCGATTTTGTAGAAATTGAAACAATAGCTGCAGAAACCAGCCCTAAAATAAAAATTGAAAGTCCAATCATTGTTTGTTTTTTTTATTGTTTATTAAATTGTTTACAGAATATTTTAAAAGAATCATAAATACCCACCCATAAATGAATAAGACTGACCCTGTGATTAATAATGGAACTTCTCGATTAATACAATACTCGGCAAATAGTCCGAATGTTACTAGTAAAATAATCCAAAAAAATACGATTTTAATAATGTTATTCATATTTCAAGTTTAAACATTTTTTGATAAAGTGTCAACTTGTACTGTGTTATTTTTTTCATTTGTATTACCCATATTGGAACATCCTCTACCTAAAATAATACCAATCATTAGGATAAACGCAATGAATATAAAAAAAATAAATCTAACGAAATTAATAATGTTTTTGAATAAAACATACAAAATAATTGCAATTAAAATAATTGAGAATCCCATATTTTTTTATTTAGTGATTAAAGATTCTATTTTACTTTTCATGTGGTCAGCAAGTTGATAATTTTCAACAGGTGATGTAGAAATAATAGATTCTGTTAAATGTTTGAAGGGAACATGAATTAAAAAATCATATCCATTGAAAAATGTCAAATCGTTTTTCAGTTCCAAACAACCCTGAACCATTTTTAGAAACAACTTAAATTGTGTTGAATCAACAAATGTTTCATTCAGAAGGACTCCAAACTTTTCGTGTTGGATTTTGATGTTATGTGTCAGTGTAATATTCATGACCACAAAGATACAAATAAATTTTTAAACTACCAAATTTTATATGGGTAAATTTACTCTTGACAATATTTGATTGGAAACATGAGTATATATTTCTGTAGTTTTAACACTTGAATGCCCTAAGATTTTCTGTATTATTTTTAGGTCAGTTCCGTTTTCTAATAGATTAGTAGCACAACTATGTCTTAATGTATGTATATGTCCAGACAATTCAATGTATTTTTTATAAATTTCTTGACAACTTCTTACAGAATATTGATTTATCGTTTGACCATTAAATAGATATTCTGTTGGTCTATATTCTTTAAAATACTCTCTTAGTAGATTAAGTACATTTTTTGATAATGGGACTAGTCTATCTTTTCTACCTTTTGCGTTTTTGATATTAATCAACATTCTTTTGGAATCTATATCTTCAATCTTTAGATTAACAATTTCTGATACTCTTAGCCCAACCGAATATGTTAAGGTTAAAATTGCTTTGTGTTTAAGATTTTCAATTTTAGATAATCTTTCTTTTATAAATTCACCATCAATAACTCTGGGTAGTTTCTTTTCTGATTTTGGTCTTTTGAAACTTACTTTATCATATTTTTTATTCAATCCAAATTTGTATAAAAATCTAATTGAATTAATCACTTGGTTTTGCTGAGAAACAGAAGTGAATTGATAGTTATCCAAATAAGATTGAAAATCTTTGGAATTTAAGTGTGTTGCGGATTTAGTCTGTGATGTAATAAACCTACTTATATGACTCAGATAGTTCTCTTTGGTTCGAGGTGAGTAATTTAAGTAATTAAACTTTTGTTCACAAATCTTTAAAGTTGGTAAACCTTTTTCGTTCATTATCAATTGTTTAAAGGTACCTGTTTATATAAAATAGTTATACACAATATTTTTTCATCCATCGCACTAAATTTCAGATGTAAATCTACCAGTATATAACAAACATTCTATTTCTAATCGTAACATTTTTGAAAAAATCAAAAATGACCGTTTATTGGGGTTTCCTCTAATTACTGTTTTCCACCAACAATTGAATAAATAAATTAAATCACTCATATTATTTTAATAAAGTTTTAACGTTTAACGTTTCCTCGTTGATAATCTTATCAACATCAATTATTTTATTAAGTGGGTTATTTGAGTATTGTCTAATAAATCTAGCCCAATGTAATTTTACATTAGACAATGATAATTGGTAAAGTGTGTCTTCATCAAAAGTACCTTTAGATTCAATTAAATCTTCCTTACTTATTTTTATTAACTCATTTATTTGTTCATCACTCATGTTTAATAGTAATGATGAACATTCTTGTTTTATCATTTTTATCATTTTATTTTTATTTGTTTAGTTGTTGGGTAATCTAATTTCTTACCCTTTTTTATTAATTTACCAATAATCATTGAATTTAATTTCCCATTTAATATCGCAAAAGGTTCATCACTTTTCTTAAACTTAAAACCATTATATTTCATAATTTTAGAAGTCAAATGATATATTTCGTGAGTTAAAGTATCGACACAAATACCTTTATCGGTTCTATTTACTAACACATAAACCAACTTTTTCTTTGGTATAAACTCTCCGATAACAATTCCATTAAAATCAATTTCACCTATTTTATAAAGTTTTTTCTTTTTATGTTTTTTCTTTATCTTATTAATTGGTTTACTTAAATCATAATCAAAGTAAAACTTAACTTTAATATTATATAAAGGTATTTCTATTTTCATTTACTAAAATACTAATTTATTTTGTTAATATCAACCCACCACACAAAATACTGTGTATAACAAATGATAAACAACATTAAAACGATTGTTTATCATCATACGTTAGCACCAATACTACATCATGCCTTCGATTTATATACCCTAACCACTTTTTTATCCTTTACCTCAAATACCATATTTATTGAAAAGTTTTCATCCATTAAATTTGGTGATAAATACAACCCATCTTCCCAAGCTTCTGGGTTAATTAATTCATAAGTAATTGGGTTCATCATTGGTGATGTTGGTTTAAACTCAGTGATTGGGACTGGTTTATGATGAATGATGTTTGTGTAAATTTCTTCCATTTATTCTTTATTATAGCTTTGACAAACAACTGTTTTTAGATTAAATTTTGGTTCACCCATGTAATCATCTCTATTTACATAATTTAAAGTTGTACCAAAAAATTCTATTATTTGTACATCAACACCTTTTGATTTTAAGTGTTCTTTTATTATTTCTTTTATTTCATCAGCGTTAAACACTAATCTTTTGTTAGTTATTTCTTCCATTTTAGTTATTTTTTATAAAGTTAATAAAATCTTTTTTAATGTTTTCACCAATTATTTCATTTATTTTATCTTGCGATAAATATTTTTCAATATTAGCATCACATTCTGGGTTAAATTTAAAACTTATTATTTACACCTTGATTAAGTAAATAACCATGTTCCATTAATTTGTCTAAACCAACAAATTTTGTACTTTTAACTGATTCTGATAACATTTTCATATTTTTTATGTTTTAAAATTATTATGATGCGAAGGTAAGTAAAATAAATGAAACCATCAAATAATTTTTAAAATATTTAACCGTACTGGTGCTAACAAATGATAAACAACATTAAAACGATTGTTTATCATCGGACGTTATATTCAATTTTTATTTAAACTTACCAACTGGACATTCATCAATAAGTTGTTTTACCCATTCAACAAAAACCTTTGGTGGTTTCATTTTCTTTTTTGTCATTGTGTCGTGTTGAATACTCATTCCTCTCATATAGGATTGTTTACACATTTCTTCAACTTCTTTTCTATTAAATGTTCTTTCCATAATAATTTTTTTTACAAATATACTAATAAAAACTGAATATAACAAATGATAAACAACATTAAAACGATTGTTTATCATCGGACGTTAGCTGCCATTTTTAGACAAGTCCTCCGAAAGTCGTTGATGAAATGTTTCCTCGCCATCATCGCCTGATAAAAGCCAATCAATTCTTTGGGCATAAATCTGTGCCTTTTTTAGTAATTCAATTCCTTTTTTGAACTCATTAATTGTTTCTTCTTTAAAATTATTTGGCTCAAACCAATCTTCTTTTCTTGGTTCGGCATTATTGTTTCTTATTTCTTGTTCAATTCCATCAACTATTTCTGTGATGCGATATTGTAAGTAATCAAATCTTCCTCCTGACATAATTTGTAATTTAAAACGGCAGCTAACAAGGGTTTTGCCTAATAGCCCTATCAAGTGTCGTGGTTAATTTTAAGTTTCTAGTAAGGGCTACTACGCAAAGCCCCGATACGTTATATTTAATTATTAATTTGTTTTAGTTTGTCTTTTAACTTGTTGAACTCTTTTCTACCTTTTATCAATGTTTTACACTTTGGATAAAATCGTATTGTGTCTTCAAATTTTTCAGTTTCAATTTCAAAATCAAAAATAATATTTTCAATATTCTTATAATACCCAATATCAATATCAAACCAAGGAAAGTTTTCACCCCAATTTTTATGTCCCCAACAAGATTGTGTTGTCCCAATGTTGTTATAATTCAATAAAACAATTAATTCTCTAATACCCTCATCAATACCACAACCCAATCCATCGGTAATTATTTTTGATTTCTCATCTATTTTTTTATATCTATCATTCATAGGATAAAACAAATTAATAACTAAAAATATAACAAATGATAAACAACATTAAAACGATTGTTTATCATCAGACGTTAGGCACAATTTAGAAAACCTTACGCAGTGCTTTTTGAAAATCCTCAATATTGTGAAATTGAACATCATGACCATTCAATAATCCATTGTGTATAAACTTCATGTCTGATTTGTAAAACCTACCTTGTTGTTTATACATTTTCCATACTTTACCATCTTTAAACTGTGGGGTTTCAATTTCACAATCAATAATATCTTGGTCAGGAACAGCAATTAAACTGTACCTAACAGCAGGTTTAACCAATAAAGGTTTCCTGTGTATGTGGTCTATAATTCTTTTAATTAAGTTCATATTATTTTGATTTATTAGTGTTTCAAATTCCTTTACTGGTCAAACCTGCGAACGTTAGGTTCAATCATTAATTTGTTTTGAATCATCCATTGGTTTCACATCAGGAAGTTCATTTATCCTTTGTTTTCCAATTGACACAATAACCTTCAACATTGGATGGTCTTTATCCATTTCAGTAAGTCCGTCTAATAGACCAATCTCTTCCCATTTTTTGATAATTTCTTCTTTTCTTTTATTTTCCATATTCTATATTTTTTTCAAAGGTAAAACAAATTAATGACAAAACCTAACAAATGATAAACAACATTAAAACGATTGTTTATCATCGGACGTTATACACAATATTTTTTCATCCATCGCACTAAATTTCAGATGTAAATCTACCAGTATATAACAAACATTCTATTTCTAATCGTAACATTTTTGAAAAAATCAAAAATGACCG